CAGCTCAAACAACAACATAACTATTTCTGGACTTGTGGTTGCACTGGATCTCAATGACAGCTTGAATGATGTTATTCAAAAAATCAACTCGGCTGTTGCAAGTGCCACCAACAGCCAATACAAACTGCTGCGTGCCGAGCCTGTATCACGAGTTGAGAAGTTGCCAGCCGCTGCAGGCATAGCTACCGTGTACAACATAAGAATAGTCAACAGTGACATCACAAACGGTCTCACAATCACTGCCGGCGGAAATCTGCTGAATGATTTGGGGTTGAGTACAGTCGTTGCTCATATTGTTCCCAAGCCCACTTTAGGATCTGTGGGAACCTTGGCAGTCAACACTGTGGGCTACATGTATAATGGCAGCTATGTGCCCGGTGGTATTCAGATGTACGAGAAGCTGTCTGTTACCACAGAAATTGGCACCGTTGCAAAATGGTTTATTGTAGGCAGTACTGACAGTGTGTGTGCGGGATGGGGATGGAAAGAAGCCACACCCACAGTGGTAATAGGCACCGTAGCCAATCCTCCGCAGCCTCCGGGTAGTTTTGTGGGAGATGCCAATGTCTATATAAGCGGAAGCGGCAGTCCATGGACAAGCAGTGCCACTACGTTGGCCGATTTTGTCACCCAATTCAACACTGCCTTTGCAAGCACCAACGCCTATGCAGAAGTTCTCACAAGTGGTCCCAACAATTACTTGAAGATAACAAATTTTGATGGAGACAGTCTGCAATTTATCGACACTGCTGGAGCACCATTTGCAGCAGCTGGCTTTCCTGTAGCACAATCTTTTTATTCAGAAGTTGTTGGAACCGCTCCTGATCCCGTGATGAATCCTGGTGACAGTTTTGACATCACTGTAGGTGGAGTAACTGATACAATCTCAGTCACAGGTGGTGGCACAGTTGATGATGTCATAGCAGATATTCTTGCTAGTGTGTTACTAAGTGGGTTGATCACTGCTAGCAAAATTACCAACTCAGTTGGCCAAGAATTTCTTAGAATCGCAACAAATAATGGAGCATTCTTCTCCCTAAAAAATGCCAGTGATACTCCCCTGGAGACAGCGGGTATCAAAACTGGCATCGTTTACGGCAATAGTTTGGTTTATCAAGGCTATGCTGTGGGCAATCCTCAACCAAAATTACAAAATCAACTGGCAGCAGGCAACATATGGATCAACACTGCCAGCGGCAATCGAGGCAGCACCTACAGTCTCAAGAGATACAATGCAGGACTAGACGCCTGGCAAACACGAACTTGCCAGCTTTATGCTGATGATACAGCAGCAAATACTGCATATGGAGCCACTCGCACCACAGGAAGTGCCTATGCACGCTACGATGCTGTGGCACAAGGCACTGCTGCCATCATTGTCAAAGTATGGACCGGCACTGCATGGAGTGACGCAGCGTCCCTGCCGCTGGGACCAACTCCCAGTGCAGTTGTGCCGGCTTATGCACAAAGTTTTGCCACACCCACAGGACTTCCTCTTGCCAACACATTGTGGTTCAATCAAAATCTGCGTGTGGATGTTATGGTAAGCGATGGCCAACAATGGATGGGTTATCGAAACATGTATCCTGCCACTGATCCCAATGGTGTAATTCTCAGTGCAAGTGAGCCCAGCACTCAAAGTGATGGCAATCCATTGCAAGACAACGACTTGTGGATTGACACAAGCGATACAGAAAATTATCCCAAGATTTATCGCTACGACAGCGTTGCAACTCTTTGGTCGCTGATTGACAACACTGATCAAAGCACCAGCCAAGGCATAGTGTTTGCTGATGCTCGACCAAACGATGATGGTCTAGAAACAGGAAGTGAAGACATTCAGGACATGCTAGTCAGTGACTATGTGGATCCAGACGCTCCCAGCGCCCTAGTATATCCTTATGGATTGCTGCTGTTCAACACTAGATACAGCACCAACAATGTGAAAGAATGGAGACCCAACTATCTTGAGACAGGAACCTGGAAAGACAGATGGGTCACAGCCAGTGGCAACAGCAACACCGGAGCTCCTCTCATGGGCCGCAAGGCACAGAGAATCATGATTGTGCGAGCCATGGCCAGTGCCATTGTCAGCAATCAAGAACTGCGTGCTGAAGGAAACTTTTTCAATCTCATTGCTGCACCGGGTTATCCTGAACTGATTGACGAAATGCTCAACCTCAACACAGACAAAAAGGATGTGGCCTTTGTGGTGGTTGATCCTCCGGCTAGACTGCCCCCAGATGGCACCAGCATTCAAGCTTGGGCAACCAACAGCAACAATGCACCCAGCAATGGCGAAGAAGGCTTGATCACACCAGGCAGATATGCTGCGGTCTACTATCCTTGGGGTATCAGCACCAACCTTGACGGCACAGAAATCTTTGTGCCACCCAGTACTGCGGTGTTGAGAACCATTGCATTCAACGATCAAGTGGCCTATCCTTGGTTTGCTCCAGCTGGCTTCAACAGAGGATTGGTCACTGCATTGACCAGTGTGGGCTATCTCAATGGAGAAAATGAGTATCTGCCTGTGCAGCTCAATCAGGGTCAAAGAGATGTGTTGTATGAGAATGACATCAACCCCATCGCTTTTATCCCTGGTCGCGGCCTGGTGGTGTATGGTCAAAAGACTCGCAGTCCGGTTGAAAGTGCTCTCAACCGAGTGAACGTGGCGCGTTTGGTCAACTATCTCAACTATCAACTGGACAACCTGGCTAGACCATTCTTGTTTGAGCCAAATGATCAATACACCCGAGATGCTGTGGAGAGAACCTTTGAAAGCTTCATGGGAGACATGGTTGCACTGCGAGCAGTTTATGACTTTGCAGTGTTGTGTGACGATACCAACAACACTCCAGAGAGAATTGACAGAAATGAGTTGTGGATTGACATTGCAATCAAGCCAACCAAGGCCATTGAGTTTATCTACATACCATTGAGAATTCTCAACACAGGCGACCCACTGCCGACCTAGGCAGTGCTGTCACAAGCGGAGTAGAGAGATCTACTCCGCTTTTTCTTGACTGGATTTTCGCTTGAGATCTTCTAAAAAACAGTAGCTGCCATAGTGGTTTACTTGCGTGTTGACCACGCTATACACAGTGGGCTCTTTGCTGAGTATCCACAACTCATAGCAGTAACGATGGATCCCGTCAGGTGCATAGGCTTGAGTGTTCAGGGGATCATCTAGTCCTCGCACATAGTCAGATCTTGTCCAGAAAAAATTTCCGCTCACAATGGGATTGTTGATACTGTGAGCATCTTGCACTGCCACTACTTGATAATTTTCCAGCAATCGCACATTTTGTGGCCATTGCTCGATGCAGTAGTGATTCAATATTTCTCGCCAGGCACCAACGGATGGACTGCTTTGTACCACCACACCTTTGGTGTGTATGTAGAGGGCCAAGAAGTCATCTGTCTGTGAATGCATCCACAGTTGATGCAAGGTAATGCCCTCATACACATTGGGCAAAGATGTGTCTCTCACATGAGCCAGCGTGGCCCAAGGATAGCGTGTTGATAGATATTCGTGTAGCTTTCCTGCAAAAGTGATATTTTCTCCCGATCCATTCAGCTGGAATTCTGAACCAAACAGATTGATCCATCCGGCAGGCATGGTCACACACACATAGACTTGGGCCACTTGATAGAGTTTGCTGTGATATATCAATTTCAGTTGCTCATCGATATACCACGTCCAGGCGCAGGCTCGCAAATCATCTGGAATATACACGTGATAGAAAACTTTGATCTGCATCATGTGTTCAAGTTTGCTCAACAAACTGTCTGCGTGTCAACTGGTGGATATCCCAGTAAATAGAATAGCAGGCCCTCAAAGACCATTGACGCTGGTGTTACACAACACTAGATTATACAATCAAAGGAGAATCACATGATAGACCACACCCGCGACAACAGTGATCAAGACGAAGTAGATGGCGACACTGCTCGAATGCATGTGACCGGTGAGCTTACCAAGTATAGCGTGGAAATTCTTGAGTTTTATAGCGAGTCCTTGGGAAAAAACGTGGCTCTAGGTATGATCATTGAGAGTTTGAGTGAGACACTGGGCAATGTGATCAGTCTTGTGAAAGAGGAACATCAACAAGAAGTGATAGAGAGTGCTGGCCTAGTCATTCAACAAGGTCTTGTGGCTCAACAAAAAATGATTGACGAACTCACTTATGGGCAAGTGGGCCACGGCTAAACAGCCCACATGGGGCTAGGATAGGCCCCACAAAAAACAAAGTTTCAGCCATAAATATCAACACAAATCAATTGTGGAGATAACAAATGGTAGAAACACTGAGCAAGTTTGGTGTACCAATCAACGGTGCCAGAAATGGCATGTTCATGCCCAAGATACGTCACCGTTTTCGAGTGCGAGTGATCAACTTTGGGCCAATCAGCGGTGGACTGGAGTTGACTCAACAGGTCATGACAGCTGACCGTCCCCAAGTGCAATTCACTGCTGCACAAATACACAGCTACAACAGCAGAATGTATTATGCTGAAAAGCCAGAATGGCAAAGCATCAACATTGAAGTGAGAGACGACATCACCAACAGTGTGAGTCGCTTGGTCGGGCA